GTTGCGGACGTTGTATTAGAAATGATGCGCCAATGATGGACAGTGATTTGACAGCGTTCCAAGCATCGCAACTACAGTTCTTAAAACAACAGGTCGATAACTTACAAGAAGCAAAATATAGGAGGGATGCCCCCTCTAATGCAGATATGAACTTGTTTGCCGCGCGGCAAGAACTAGAAACATTCGTAACAAATTTAAGGAAAGGTGGCAAAAAAATATGACTTCACTCTACGAGCAAACATATGCTCGGCTCTGGAAAGCACAGGTCGAGCAAGATAAACAAGACAACCCACGTTTTAGGTCCCCAACACCACAAGAACTAAACGGGCGCAACACTGGTAAGTTCGGGGTCCAAGGAGGGAGGATCAAGGCTCAGTTGTCCGACCATGCCAAGAAGATAAACCGCATGATGGGCCTGGGCATGATCCAGAGTGACATCGCCCAGGTGATGGGCACATCTCAACAATCGATTAGTCAAACGCAAACGCGCTACGGACTACCTAGACCAGAGGAGACATAAACAATGAACGCTATGCCAATGAAAACAACATTTGAAACAACAACCATGAACATATTGATAGAGGACATTAGTTACACCAACAGTGCGTTTGGGGCTACGGAAGAGGGAGTAAAGGTTTTTCTGAACAGCCGCATGGTAGAACGTCTAGGTCTGGAGATTGGTTCCATAATGGTTGCCCACTGCATTCCTAACTACGAGAACAAACGTGACAACATCCCATGGCGGTGTGTCCGTGGAGAAAAGATCGAGGAGAACATTCACGAGATCAACGAACGGGCCATGACGGACAAACTCATCAAAGAGTACATGAAACGTGAGAGGCACGGGCTGTTTACTTCACAAGAGGTTTCGGAAGAATTTGGCGGAGTAAACGCTGAAGATGTACAAAGACACTTTGACGAGAACAAAAGTGATTACGAAATTGTTCAGTGCTACACTTACACGGGCGACTGACTTGCAGTCCATTAACAAATTAGGTATGAGTAATAACCAAATCAAACACAACTGGGGTGATCACATGGCTCAAATTAAAATGAAAGCCGATACAAATTTAAAATTTCAAAACGTGGGCCTGATCAAAGAGGACCATGAGAAGTTAAGAAAACTTGCAGCAAAAGAACAAAGGTCCATGGCGCGCCAACTTTCTGTTCTAATTCAAAAAGCTGTTGCAGAAATGGACCAATCGAGGTAGTTTATAACTACACTCACTCTCGCCAACTGGCCCCCTCACGGGGGCTATTTTTTTGCCTCGTTAAACTTACCCTTCTTACCGTTAGCCAAACGGCTGGGCTCTTTGCTGTAGCCACGAATTTGCGTGACGTTGTTTCGTTTCATGTTCTTGAGGAAGGAGGCCGCAATGTCGGGGGACAACCCAGATATCTCAGAGAGTTCTTTGGTCGCGCTATCTAGGTTAGTCCATCCTTTTTTGTAGTCACAGACTGCCTCGATCATTTCATTGTGGGTTTTAGGTTTAACCATTCCCGTGCCTCCTCTCCTAAAACTTTAGCACCGATGTCGATCTTGGTACGCAGGGCCGACACTATGCGCTCATCTATGCTACCTTCGCATATTAAATCAATGTACGTCACGTTATTCTTCTGCCCAATCCGATGGGCTCGATCCTCTGATTGTATCCGTGTTTCGAGGTTGAAGTCGTTAGCATAGTATACCACTAGGTTTGCTTCCGTCAAAGTCAGTCCGTATCCAGCGGTTGCTGGGTTACCAACAAAGAACCTGAGTGGGTGGTTGGGGTTCTGGAAGTTAAGAACTGCGGCGGCTCGATCATCGTCAGATGTGTCACCAAAGTATGATGCGGCACAACCTTCGCCAAACTTCTTGTTTAGCATCTCGGTGATCTGGATGATGTCATACCTGAACCGTGACCAGATGATCGCCTTGCCGTCATGCTCGTTGACGATCTCCTCGAGCGCGTCCATTCTTTTCGATGGGAAGTACAGCATGTCACCGTCATCAGTCTTGAGGTGCCCAGACATAATCTGCTGGAGCCGGAGCATCTGCGTGATTACAGCAGGGGCCGTGGACATTTCTCCATTGTCAAACAACACCATGGCATGCCTACGGATTTGATCGTACATTTTAAACTGCTCAGTTGACATGCCGACATAACGTGCCGTGTATATCTTGTCGGGTAGATCGAGGCAGTCCTTCTTCAACACACGGAAGGAGAACATATCGATCCTCTGGGTTAGCTCATCAAGATTACGAAACCCCACGATCTGTTGGAAGGCGGCGGCACCCATGGTTCTGCGCTGTACTATGGCGTACCGTCCTTGAAATGCATAGAACGACTCAAATCCCAACAGACCTGGGCGGAGGAACTCGCACTGCGAATAGATATCCATTGGGCTTTTGGTTACGGGAGAGCCGGTCAATAGCCGTCTGTATTTAAAACCAACAGCTATCTTCATTAGAGATTTAGTTCGTTTTGCTTTGTGGTTTTTGATTGTTGTGGACTCGTCTATTGCAATCATGCCTCGAGAGCCCAGCATCCTAGACATCCACTGCCCTGCCTTCTGACCCTTGAGCGAGGAGTATGCTTCGACATTCATTACAAAGATTGTCAGCCCGTCAAACGTATCTTGTACCGAGCGCATCTCTTCTTTTTGTTTCTTGTTGGGCCCAGACACCCAGCGTATCACTCGATGCCGGATGTCATCTGACATGTGCTCGGGGATTTCTTTGGCTACCCAGTTGCGGTACACACCCTTGGGCGCAATCACCAAGGCGAAGTTAATCTGCCCGTCTAAGTATAACATAGCCATGTTATCGATCAGGACCTTGGACTTACCAGTTCCCATCTCCATGAACAAACCAAACTCTGCCTTGTTCCATCCGTATTCAAGAGCATCTATTTGGTGGTCAAATGGTTTTAATTTATATTTCAGCTTGACAGTCATTACATACCTCCACTATTGTCCACATTACGGATAGCATGAAGCTACCGGATAAATCAACCCTGAAGAGGAAAAACTTTTATGGACGATATCTTTGAAGACTTTTTCGATGAGGCAGATGCCGTATCGAACATTGACGTAGGGACTGGCAAACAACTGAGCCAGTTAGTGCGTACACTCCGAGGAGTGGAAGACCAGATAGCCGAAGCAGAAACACATATCAAAGCATTGAAGCAGGAGAAGCACAAGCTATCCGTGGAGAACATCCCAGCTTTAATGGACGAGATGGGTGTTGAGCGTTTAGATGTTGACGGTCTGACTGTAGAGCGAAGGATGGTTGTTAGCGCATCCATACCTGTTGACCGTAGAGAGGAAGCATACTCTTGGTTACGGGAGAACCGCTTGGACGACATCATAAAGAACGATGTTATCATTTCGTTTGGCAAGGGCCAAGACAATGTAGCGGGGGACGTAGTCGGACTGCTCAAGGATCGGGGGTTTGATCCAAGCACCAAGACTCATGTTCATCCATCTACACTGAAGGCGTTCGTGAAGGAGCGCATCACAGATGGTAAACCCATTGACCTCGATATGTTCGGGGCCTTCGTAAACAATACAGCACAATTAAAGAGGAAAGCATAATGGCTAATCAAGTAGCTACGAAAAAAAGTGCAGAGTTAAGCACAGATGTCATGGACGACATCCTAGAGTTCGCTGGTGAAGGCGCATCATTTGACAGCAGCGAGATGCAGATCCCGTTCGTCCGTGTGCTCCAAGCAATGTCACCTCAATTGAAGAAGCGTGAGGCTGACTACATCGATGGTGCAGAGCAGGGAGACATGTTCAATACTGTCACGGCTCAGTACTTTGGTGGGGACAAGGGGGTCACTGTGATCCCTTGCTACCAGACTACTAAGTATCTGGAGTTCACACCTCGCGATCAAGGCGGCGGGTTCCGTGGCGAAATTCCGCCAACTGATCCCGTACTGCAACGCACTGAGCGTCAGGGCTCTAAAGAAATCCTACCCACTGGCAACGAGCTGGTGAAGTCGGATCAACATTACTGCTTGGTTATAGACGAGGACGGCATCAGCCAGCCTGTTGTGATTGACATGAAGTCTACACAATTAAAGGTTAGCCGCCGTTGGAAAACTCAGATTGCCATGCAGAAGATCAAGCACCCCAAGACAGGGGCCATGATCACACCACCTTTGTTCGCAACACAGTGGAAGTTTACTACTGTTGAAGAGAGCAATGACCAAGGTTCGTGGTTCAACTTCTCTATCGAAAAGATTGGGTTGATCGAGAACCGTGACTTAATGCTTGAGGCCAAAGCGTTCCGTGATAGCGTGGCCGCAGGTGAAGCAAAAGCTGTGTCGGAGGAGAGTAGCTCCACTGCATCCTCCAAGCCAGTGGACGATGACATTCCGTTCTAGGTAGCAGTTTTAGGGGCGCACCATGTCCAATAGTGCGCCCCTTTTTATTCACCAATCAAGGAGCAGAAGATGTCACAAGCAAGCAGGTTGCTGGCTACCTTTGCGGGGGCGGGTAATGCACATGGCACGACCATTGTTGGGCGGGTAGGGCGAAACGGTAAGGCCGAATCACAGAGCCGAATAATCCGAGAGCCGTTGACCGAGGAGCTAGTGCAGGCTCACATCGATGGTACGCAAGGGGTCGGGGCGATCCCAATCAATGACGATAACAAATGCCAGTTCGGCTGTCTGGATATAGATGTCTACGATCTAAACCACGGCGAACTCCAGGATAAGATACAAAAGATGAAACTGCCTTTGATGCACTGCCGATCTAAATCGGGAGGCGCTCACCTATACTTGTTTATGAAGGACTGGGAGACGGCAGCACAAGTTAGAGATTACCTGTCGGAGATGTCGATTGCGCTGGGCCACAGTGGCTGTGAGATATTTCCCAAACAGGATACAATTATTGCCGAGCGTGGGGACGTAGGTAACTTTATCAATATGCCCTACTTTAACGCCGATTTGCCTCAGAGGTATTGCTTTAACAAGAAGACGGAAGCGTTAGAGCTAGACGAGTTTCTTGATGCGGTAGACAAGGCCCGTGTTTCGTTGCCCGAGCTTGAGGGCCTGAAGTTTGCAGGGGAGCGCAAGCATTTCACCGATGGACCACCCTGCTTGGAGCATTTGTTTTCGGAGGGGCCCATCACTGACGAACGCAATAAGACTATGTTTATGTGTGGCGTGTACAACAAACTCAAGCACAGTGACGACTGGGAGAATAGGCTAGAGGAGGACAACCGTACATTATGCTCTGATCCGCTCCCTTCCCATGAGATCCTTAACCTTCGTAAATCCCTGACTAAGAAGGACTGGGGCTACACATGCAAGGACCAACCGTTCAAGAGCTACTGTGATCCAGTTCTGTGCGCTGTGCGTAAGTTCGGGATAGGCAAGGACGCTCCTGATGCCCCCGAGGTCGGAGGGCTAACGATTATGTTGTCGGAGCCTCGAGTTTATTTCATGGATGTAAACGGTGGACGGATCCAGCTTACGACTGAGCAGTTACAGAACCAAGTCCTGTGGCAACGTGCTTGCATGGAGCAGATGAACATCATGCCTCCAACAGTTAAACCTCAGAAGTGGCAAACCATGATCAATCAGTTGATGCAAGCTGCTACCCACTTAGAGGTTCCAGAAGAAGCCACAATCAAAGGACAATTCAAAGATCACCTTCGCTCGTACTGCACCAGTCAGATCAGAGCCATGGCCCCAGAAGAAATGGAAATGGGCAAGCCTTGGACAGACGGTGGCTCTACTATGTTTAAACTAGAGGGCCTGATTGAGTACCTGCACCACCGCAGGTTCAAGGTCGAGAACCGAGGCAACTTGATCCAGATGATTAGAGACTTGGGCGGCGATGCATCAAGACAAAACATTCGTAAGTCTGACGGCACACGTTCAATCATTCGCTGCTGGTACATACCTTCATTTGAAGAAAACAAAATTGAACTACCCATCAAGGAGATGAACGATGACATACCCTTCTAATAGGCTCCTCCGCGTAGGAGAGGTTGCCAACATGTTGGGTGTATCCAAGTCATACATCTACAAATTGGTAGCTCAGAAAACAGACTTCCCCCAGCCCATTGTTCTTGGTGACGAGCACAGCAAGCGGTCATCTAGCCGCTGGGTGCTAACCGAGATCGAGGATTGGGTAAACTCCAGACCAAGGGGCAAAGAACTATGATACCTAACTCTAAATTAATCTTAGGGCCTCCAGGTTGCGGCAAGACTTATCGTTTAATCCAAGAGATCAAAGGCGCACTGGAAGCAGGCACACATTCGTCACGCATCGGGGTAATTTCGTTTACTCGCAAGGCTATCGAAGAGATGGTCACTCGATCATGCGCTGAGTTCTCGTTGGAACCTGTGGACTTTCCGTACATGAGGACGAGCCATTCGTTTGGGTTCAACGGGCTAGGTTTGCAGTCGCAAGATGTTATGCAGATAGCAGACTATGAGGTTGTTGGCAGTATAGTAGGCTTAAACTTTGAAGGCGAGGACCGCACCAGTGTAGATGATGGCATATCTCTGCCCTCAATCGGTGGTTCAGGGGCCCAGTACCTACAGATGATTACCCGTGCTCGCTACAGAATGATTACGTTGGAGCAAGAGTTCAACGAAGCATCAGACCGTACATTGTTTTACCCGAAGCTGGAGCAGGTCGGCGCTCAGATCGAAGAGTACAAGCAACAGAACAGCAAGTATGACTTTGTGGATATGATTGAGAAGTACATCGAGATCGGGGAACCGCCCCACTTGGACTATCTATTCATTGACGAGGCTCAAGACTTCACTCCGTTGCAGTGGGATATGGCGCACAAACTAGCTGAGTTCTCCCAGCAAACGATTATTGCAGGGGACGACGATCAGGCAGTGCACCGTTGGACTGGGGTAGATGTCCGCATGTTCGTTAACTCTTCAGAAAACGTAGAGATTTTAAAGCAGTCGTACCGTATACCAAAGTCTATTCACCGCCTGTCTCAGACCATCGTTAACCGTATCGGCACTCGGGTAGAGAAAGAGTTCTTGGCTCGAGAGGAGTTGGGTGAGGTCGAGTTCGTTAATCACATGGAGGATATTCCTTTTACCGAAGGATCATGGACCGTGATGGCGCGAACAAACACCTACGTTCGAGAGATGGCGAAGTGGTTTTCGAACACAGGGTTTAAGTACTCTGTCAAAGGCCGTCCCAGTATATCTCAGAAGTTGATAGGCAACATCATGGCTTGGGATGAGCTGTGCCAGGGCAAGAAGCTAGGGTTAGAGCGGGTCAAGACATTGTACTCTGGCCTACCCAAGCAGGGCACGGACGCTGTGGTTAAACGCGGGTCTGCCAAACTACTGGAGGCTCTGGAGATTGATGCCGAAATAGATATGGATACACTGAGATCAGAGTACGGACTTCTGTGCGGCCCAGAGTTTGCTGCATACAAAGTATTGAAGGTGTCTGGCAGTATGCAAACGTACATCGAGGCCATCCAACGTAGGGGCGAGGATCTTCTGTCACCACCACGGATTAAGATATCTACGTTCCACGCAATGAAGGGCGGCGAGGACGACAACTGCGTAGTGTACACAGCATCTACCAAGGCGTGTGTTCAGAGCAAGTACCCTGACGATGAGCACCGAGCGTTCTACGTTGGCGTCACGAGAGCACGAGAATCTTTGTACATTTTACAATCTAATAACAACTACAGGTACACAATATGATAGCATCAATGTGTCTTGCGTTGGCTTTGTACCATGAAGCGCGAGGAGAAAGTTACCAAGCCCAGCTTATGGTTGCCAAGGTTATAATAAACAGGGTGGAATCCAAGAGGTGGCCTTCGTCCGTATGTGGCGTGGTCATGGAGGACCGCCAGTTCTCATTCGTAAGGAAGGGCAAAGTACCGAGGGCCAAGAACAAGAGGGCGTGGGAAAACGCTACAGCATTAGCGGAGAAGATACTAAAGGATCCTGGGATCTTGCCGTACAGCGACGCTGATCACTACCACACTACTAAGGTGCGCCCGATATGGCGAAACAAACTGTACCGAATAGCACGGATAGACCAGCATATATTCTATTCGTATGCGCACCCAACACCAATGACGAGCAGCATCCGTCCAAAGATACGGACCAGCACACTGGAGAAAGAACAATGAACTGCCCACACTGCACCGCTGAATTAATCTGGGGAGGAGATCACGACTGTGAGGATGACGAAGAACATTCTATTGTGTCGAATCTTTCCTGCCCAAAATGCTACACTTTTGTATTAATTTATTACCCAAGGGAGACAGAAGATGAAACGTGATGAAATTTTAGACAAGGCAAAAGAACTGATCAATGGTCAGAGAGCCAAGGACTACGGCGATGCCTTTACAAACCACAGTCGTATAGCAAATGGCTGGAACATCATAATGAATGGCGCACTGATGAGCCATGGATACCTAACCGAGCAACATGTTATCTTGATGATGGACTGGTTGAAGACGGCTCGCCTGCTTGAGACCCTAGACCATGACGACTCATGGACGGATAAGGCAGGGTACACGGCCCTCGGCGCTGAGTTCTCTGAGGAAACCCGTGAGGCAGACGAGAGATTTGCACTTCATAGGAAAATCAAGGATGAATAGTTTGTTTGGCAGTGATCTACACCATGAGTTCAAGGGTGAGATGGACTTGATTGACAAGGACTGGAATATACCTACGGAGTTCCCTGATTTAACAGGGTACAAAGAGGTGGCAGTAGACCTTGAGACTAAGGACCCAAACATCAAAACCTTGGGCCCAGGTTGGTCGCGCAAGGA